TGGGAAATAGTTTTCGTCCCCAATACGAATCTCAGAAGAGTACGCACCATCTTTTTGATATCTTGTTTGTCCGACAGAGGCAAATGATTTACCAGTAGTAAACTTAACATTATATGTTATATTTGTATCATCGGGTTGTAGTGTTGTAAATTCGGGAACAACAGTATCGAACAGAACTTGTCTATCCGCCTTAACTGCACTTCCACCAATTCTACCACCCGCATTTGCAGTACTACCCGCTTCAAATTTGATACCGAATCCATCTGCGTGAGTAACAGTTCTGTTACCGTTTATATTACCCGCAGATAATCCATTACCACCAACTGCACCTGAAATTGTGATAGTATCACTTACATCATACCCGTGGTTCGGGAATAACATAGTGACTGTCGCATCGGATGTTGTTGTAAAGAATGGATTACTTGAAACAGCTTCTTTTTCGAGAGGAGCGTTTTCAAACACTGCATAACCACCCGCAGTATCAAAGTCCGCAGTGAAGATTTTAAATGCAAGGTCTTTTGTTTGGTCTGGCTCCCATGTCTTACCATTCTGAGACTTAAATAATGACCCCATAGATGGTTGACGTGAAATACGTTTCTCTGTAGAACCAAGTTCAAACGCATAAGTCTCTGCGACATAAGCGCTATAATCAATTGATTCTGCAAGAAGAACAATACAATAATCCTGTTCTGGATTCAAGAAGATTGGTTCATCAAACTCAAATGTAGTGGGTGCATTTAAGACCGCAGCTTGTGTTTGAGAAGAAGGAAGGTTTACCGAACTTGGGTTTAAGAACTTAGATGCGTTACCAATAATCTCTGTAGAAGATGGAGCACCATTTACCATAGGACGAATCTGTAATTCAACAGGAATATTCGCATCCTTGGTTTTAAAATAAGTCTGTACCTTAGTAACAAACATTCCAGAGGGTTTAGTCACTGTGAATGATTGTGCAAGGGGGTCACGATTACGGACACGTGTAGTCTCTGTCCATCTACGTGTTCTTACTTGAGTAATACGAGTAGATGTAACAGTCTTCTGTCTGGTGTCTAATGTACCTTGAGCAACATAGTTATTTGATGCGTGTGATAAAGCAGCGGCATCATCATTCTTACTAATATCAAGTAATTTAAACTCTCTTGTTCCCGCACGGAAACGAGTTGTTTCGCTTGATGGAATAAAGAATGAACCGTCAATTTCACCATTTGAGTTAGATTCTAAATCCGAAGAACCCTCTGGGTGAGTAGTAGCTAATCTATTTTCTTTACCACTTAGGAAAGTTCCACTTGCATGTCTTTGGAATGCTTTTTCTTTACAGAAAGTTGCAACATCTTTACCATCAAAGAATGGGAAGTATCTAGTGTTAGGTCTTAGACCTTCTGCACGGAAAGATATCTCACGAGAACGAATGAATGGAAGGAATGTTAATGATACAGTTTTATCACCAACAACCTTACGAACTGTTCTATTACCAACAACTACTTGTTGACTGAAACTTGTTGTTCTACTAGTAAATCCACCTTCATTAGATGAAGACACACCAGTTTGGTTTATACCGTTTGAACTTCTTTGGGTGTTTAGACCAGACCAGTTCCACTGACCCGCTCCTCTCCATCCTCCAAAGAGGTTACCGATAAATCCACCGCCACCACCAATACCGAATTCACCGAATCCTAATAATGGAATGAAAGGCGCTCCAGACCACTGCCATGAACCACCACCGCCAGCGAATCCACGTTTCTGTGCAGTACCTACTGCAAGGTTACCTTCGTTTAGGTCACCTAGTTGTTCTTCCGCAGTCTTGTTAATTACGTTTGCGGGTTTGTATGCTGTTTGAAACCACTCATCCGAAGCGGGAGATAGAGTAAGGTTTCCTTCCCCAGTAATAACTGCGAACGGGTTAACGTTCTCTGTTCCAGAAACTACGGGTTGACTTATTGATTCAACATGATTATAATTAAGGAATATCGTATCACCTTTAAGAATAGTGTTCGATGATGCGGCACTGTCATATACAAGTCCAACGTTATCTTCAAACACTGCACAAGAAAGTAAACCTTTAGTTGGTTCAATAGCAGCACGATACTCTGAGTTTTCTGCGTCTGAGAATGCTCTGTTTACAAAGTTATCTACGAAGAAACCTGATTTCATTCTGGAGTTTCCAGCAGAATCAAGAACTAAAAGTGAAGAGGTATCAAGTTCTAACATACTTAGAGTTGTTGCTTCTTCTAACTTGTCAATTCTATTCTCAAGTTCAGAGATGTCTTTCATTGTAAATCCTTTCGCTTTGAGAGGAGTCACAACTACGTCAGAGTCATTTAGACCATATGCGTTATGTTCTAGTTCAAATAGACCTAGAGTATTTGATGGAGTTTCGGGAATCTGTGAAGAGAATCCTGCTTCACCGAGAATATTTTTAACTTCACCTTGTTCTGTAACTACGATTTTATCTGAACGAGGAACATAATATGTTACGTCACCTTGGAAGATATCACCATTAGCAGGGATTTCGTTTTGTGTTGAAGCAGTAAATACATTACTAGAGTTTACCGCAGAACGGAAATCAACTACGTCACGTAAGTTTACGGATGTTCTAGGCCCGACTTTGAATGCGGGTATCTTGTCATAATCAACCTTACCTTCGTAAGAGTTAACTGAGAAGTAATCTCCATTACCATGAACAAAATGTTTAAATGCACAATAAACTGTTCCGTTTTGAGTCTCTCCACCATTCAATACCAATCGACCATTACCATAGAATCCTGCTCGTTGACCATCATCAACAGTAAATTGATGAGAGATATCTGTACCACCAGAATTAGTTAGTCTAATTGATTGTACACTATAGATATCAGTTTTACTTAAATCTAGATATTTTGCACCAGTTAAAGAATCGGTTGATAGTGTTGCAGTTTTTGTTGCATCGGTTAGTGTCTTTGGTCTAACTACTGGTTGTGATTTATTAACTTTATGATACACAATAGCAGCAGCGGCATCTACGTTACTAACAGTCATAGCGGTAGTACCAACACTACCAAAGGTTGCACCAGTTTGTACCGCACCAGTAGATGCATTGACAACAATCCAATCACTTGTATTGGTATAGGTTTCACCGTTTACAGTCAAGTTGGGCATAGAGAATGAAGTTGTCGAATTAGCAACAGAAACAATTCTTTGAACTTCAAAGTCAACGTCTGTAATCGCTCTTGGTCTTGGATTAGGAAGAGGATATACTAAGTTTACTTTAGTTGCATCCTTAATCACTGCTTTACTAGATTCAAAAGCAGGGATTGCTCTATTAGTTGTATTAGTACCAAGTGTTTTAATATTTCGGAAAGACTGTCCACTATTCATCTTGATATCAAATAGATAGACTTTAAATTGAGCACCACTCTTTTCTACAAAACGAACTCTTGCTGTACCTTTAACTAATTGAGCAGGGTTAGTAGTATTTGTTGATAGATTAACTGTCTTAAATAATGAACCAATGTCACCCTTTAGTTCACTACACAAGACAAATTGACCATAACTAATACCAGATACTTCATTCGTTAAAGTTACGTCAGTTCTTGGTTTTGCGATAGTAAGAGGTGTTGGTTTTTCTGTTGCACCACGATGTCCGTTTATGTATGCAGTACCATCTGATACAGATGCAAGTAAATTGTCTCCTGAGTCACTAAAATCTATAGTGAAGTCTTTTGCAATGTAATCACCAGACTCATCAAAGGTTCTTTGTGCAACAAGTGTATTAGGTGCATTGTAAGTATCTGCACCAGTCACTTGGTCAACTATATTACCATCAACAATATCGCAGTAATAAACAAAGTTTTCATCTGCGGCAACGGCATCTTTTGTTACTAAAGTAAGTTTGATACGATATCTGTCAGCGCCAGGCGAGGATAGATTAGGGTTCGCACCCTGATTATCATATAACTCGTTAGTATCTGCAACAGTAACAATGTCTTCTGTTACTCTAAAACCAATAGTTTTAGTAGGATATCTTGTATATTTTGATATAATAAGTGATTGAGGTTTTGCAAATACAAAGTGTCCACGAGTAAAGAAATCACCCGCTGCATTTGATACTTGACAACCTTGTCCTACGGCAGGGTTTGCAATAGTATTTGTTGATTGTACAGTAAAGGTAAAACTACCACTTGAAATATCAACACCCGCATTCATACGAACAGGGTTTGTTCCCACAGAACCACCTTGGGTGTTTGTGTATTGAACATATAGTGTTGCTGGGTCTGAACCTGTAGCAGGAACAACTTCTAGAATTCTTGCAGCAGTACTTGTTGCACTATGAGTAAACTCAAGTCCTAGTAAAGAAGAGGTATCGTCTGGTAGAGTTCTTACTGAAGTATCTAATTTAATAAACTCGTAATTACTATTGACATGAGGCCCGCCAGGATTTACGGCAGAACCATCTTGGAAAATATTACGACCAAATCTTCCGATTTCCTCTTGAATGATTGTTTGTAACTGGGTAAGTTCACGTGCTTGAATCGCTCTACCACTGTTAAAGAGGACACGATGATAATTATCACTGTCTCTAAAATCATCCTTATAGGTTGATTGGAATACGTTAGATGTAAATGTCTTTGACATGTCTTTACCTTAAATTTGGATTACGATTTTAATATCTTCAGTCTGGTCTGCACTACGAGTAACCGCTGCACGGTTATCTATATACAATACTTCACCAGAGAATACGTCAATTTCTGGGTTTACGTATGGATGAAAAGATGCGTTTAATACTCCCGCACCATTACCATCTATTTCTGATATTGCTTCGCCTGAACCAAAATTACCAAAACCAGTTACTTCGGTTTGGTGATACCATATATTAGAAGAATCTACTTTGTCAATTAATGCTTGGATTCCAGTAGTCGAACCTTCAATAGTGTTATCTGCGGTAAACCCTTGAGATACACTTCCTAATACTAGTTTCTTTAAACCAATACCTGTAGAGGCAGTAAAGTCTACTGAACCAGAACTGTCTTTTAAATTTCTAATTAAACCAACTTGACGGAAGTCATTACCAATGATAAAGTCATTTCCTTCTGCACCAGATGGTTTTGCGTTAAACATGATTGAGGTAGAACGAAGGTCATCCCTTGGGTCTCCTCCATGTCCTAATACAGGTGAAAGTATTGCTCTAATTCCCGCTGGCTTTGTTGGAGCACCACCACCAGTTACAGTAACATCTGCATAATCATATCCACTACCAAGTGTGTAAGCACCAGAACTATCAATGAGTTCTACCCTTACAACTTGTCCACCAGAGATTGTTGCACTCGCTTTTGCTTTTGTACCATTACCTGTTACGGTGACAGTTGGTGTGGACGTATATCCTGAACCACCTGAGTCAATTGCATAACCTGTAACTTGTCCTATGATAGCGGCATTCTGTACTGCAAGTTGTTCGACATCAGCAGCAGGGGAATCTGAGTCAGTCGCACCTTGTAATTTAATTGGTAAATAGTTGGCAGAAATATATTTGTTTGCGTCTAAAGCACTGATAGAATATAAGAATTTCCAAATGTAACCATCTGCGGTATCAAATGCAACACCAGTTGTATTACCAGTCGGTTGAACACTAGATACCTGTGATTGTCCTGCCGCATTTTTAGATTGTTGAATACACATGTATACTTGGTTATTGTCATTCATAACATAGTATGACTGAGCAGGATAACCTACTTGTGCATCATCGTATGCGGAATAGATTGCACCAGAAGACCAGTTGTATCTAGGAACAACAAAGGATAAATCAATAATGTTTTTTGCAGATTGTACTCCAAGACGAAAGTTTCTTTCTTCTCTCGCAGAACTTATGGCAGTTGGCGCTATATCAGAATCATTCCAATCTTCGGAACGACCTATTACTGCAAAGTAATTTTCTCCTGCGGCATCAAAATCTGTTTTGATATCCTTTAATACTTGTTTCTTTAAATCTTGAGTTATAATCGCCATTTCAATTACCCTATTGTTGTGCCATTATTTGACACGAAAAACCATTTGCTTTTAGTTGAGTTCCATACTAGTATACATCCGTCACCTTCTCCGAAAGAGATATGGCCATTATTACCTACACCATGGATATTTGAAGTGCCACCTACAGTAAGTCTTGCTTCACCCGCACCAACGTTACTGAAGTATTTTACTTCCCCTTGAATTGTTCCATCTCCGATAGTTGGAAGGATTTGTGAACCAGAGTTAAATACTGTTAATGGTTCATTCATATCTATAGCAGTAGTAGAAGCAACATCTGTTCCTTTTTCTAGAACAAGTTTGTTTTTGATTTCAACTGCACCAGTACCTTTTGCGGCAAGTTCAAGACTAATATTTGTGTCACCACCGTCTACATCTATTGATGGACTATTGCCTGTGGCACTGTTTGTCATTGTGACAAAGTTTACCGCACTTGCAGTCTTTACAAACTTTAAATATTCATTATCTGCACTATCGAACAGAATTGAACCACCAGAAATACCACCAAACGTGGGGTTATTAACTGTCAACCCACCAATAGTCTTATTAAGTAATGTTTGAGTTGCATTTGCAAACACAAATGTATCATGACTTTGTAGTGCGGGTAGTGAAATATTACGGTTCGCACTAATGTCACCTACTAGTACATTGTACGTATGACTCGCATTCGCATCTCTAATCTTAGGTGTTGTTAGTGTCGGAACAAGAATAGTCTTGTTGGTCAACGTCTGAGCACAAGAGTCTAATATTAATGTTCCACTGTCATCTGGAATATAGACGTTATTATCTTGTGTTGGTTCAATTGGAGAAAGTATAGTTTGGTGGGCATTTGTTGCCAATCCTTCGAAGATTGCTCCACTCGCTGCAAGTTTTACGTTCGCAGTAGCAGAATCTCCACCAATAGAGGTGTAGAGTTCTGTAAAGTTCTCGTTTATTTTTTGAGCAGCAGTACGTAAGGTATCACCTGTACCATCGTTTGCTGTTATTCCT